TTACTCAGTGACTTTCTTTTCCAGCTCGCTGGCACCTTCTTTGGTTTTGTTCCAGCCTTTCTCTGCGCCTTCTTTGGTGGCATCCCACCCTTTCTCGGTGCCTTCTTTGGTTTTATGCCAGGCTTTCTGGGAATCTTCGCTGACCTTGCTGCCCAGGCTCTCGCTTTTGCCTTCCGCAGCATGCTTCTGTTTCAGCTTCAGCTCTTCACCTTTGTTCTGCTCTTCGTGCAGTTTTTGCTTAGCCTCGTTGGCGTTTGCGTTCGCCGCCGCGACGGTATCGTCAGTTGCATGTGTGGTCGCAGCAAATACTGGGGAAGCCAGCAGAACGGCAGATAATGCGATAATTGTTTTTTTCATAATATCCTCATTTAACGTTATCGGTTATGAGCGTGATTCAGCATGGCACAGGCGAAACGGGATGGCTTTAGGAAAAAACTGTAATGAGATCAATGTGCCCTGATGAGGGATATTTCGCCTGAGGATTATCCAAAGGATAAAAAGCCTATTTCAGCAAGGGCGGCGAGGGTCAGGAGAATGAAGATAATGACGGTTATGGGTCTGTACATGGTGGGGTTCCTTCCGGGTTGAGCGGCTATTCCGTAGCGCTGGGTGGTGTGGGTAATTTTGCACAGGAGAAGGGGGAAGGGGGTTGATGTTTGTCAACGGGATGGATGGAACTGTAGGAATGGGGCACAAAAAAGCCCGCAGGGCTTGCGCCGTGCGGGCTCTTAGGACTTCATCGGATGACTCTGGTAATCACCGATGGAGAATTTTGGTGGGCTGGCGGGAGTTGAACCAGCGTCCGAAAGAATTTAACCTTCTGTATTTATTGGAAATATTTACATCTAGAAAATCTGCGTAGCCTTTGCGTATCCATTGAAGTCTTGAGATGGTCGGTCAAAACGCTATTTTTTGGGCGCTTTCATTTTAGTTGGATGGTCTGTCAAAGGAATTTTCAGTTGATCACTGAAGAACATAGCCTCTGAGCCTTTGTATCGATCTTGAGCGCTATAATTTATTCCATACATCAAAGACTGTGTTTTATACATATCTCGAATTTCAGGGGTATTGTCATACGACACAACCCATGGAGTTTTTATGTCAGATTGTACTACTTTTGCCACTTCAACATGGTCTTTGTGGTCGTAATGATTAATATACAACCCTTTTCCTTTGACGTAGTAGGGAGGATCTAAATAAGTTAGGGAGTTTTTAGGTAACTTGGTAACTACAGTATCGATGAATTCTATAGCGTCAAGATTAAACAATTCAATCCGCTCTCTTTCAGCATGAATGTTTTGTATGCGAGAGATCAAATCATTTTTGTTGTACCTTGCATCTAACTTCCACTCTCCGTCTTGGTTTTTTCCACCAATAACTCCTCCTTTTAATATTCCGGAGCGATTCGTTCTATTAAGGAAAAAGGTGGAGAATCCTATTGTCAGGAGATCATGTTTATTAGTGTTATTTATTACATCCTTCTGTTTATACCACTCATCCATATTAACAGTTGTGTTTTCTATCATTGAACAAAGAGTGTCAGCATGATTAAGAACTGAATACCAAAAAGCATAGACAGAGATGTTTAAGTCATTAAGGATAATCTTCTCAGCCACTTTAAGATCAAGCAATTTCAAAGCAAGGCCAGCCCCACCAGCATACGGCTCAGCATAATGGATAGGTGAAAGTTTATTCAACTCAATGACATTAAGCATGAAGTTTGATAACTTTCCTTTGCCGCCCGGATAGCGAAGTGGGGTATTGAAACGCATAATAAACCTCTAGAAATTATTTAAGCATTATACCAAAAACAGGGCATTGTGGCCATTTCATAATTCCATTTTAAATCAATTAGTTATCTTCAAGGTAAGTACCAATCAATGCAGAGTCTACACCATGCCCATTAACCATGGTATATTTAAGGCTTTTGATAAATTTCTGCTTATAATTTTCAGTTTTTAATGGGTGCTTTTTCGCCCAATATCTATATGGATTATATTTCACTGGACCTTCAACTAGGCCCCTAAATTCATTTGTATGGGCGAAGTCTTTAAACATGGTTCTTACCCGGCCTGCAATATTTTTATTATTCCCTTGATATGCTTCTATTGCTTCTTTTAAGTTTATTGGCATATCACCTAATCTGAGATTAGCAATTATATCTGAACCTATGCGTGTAAATACTGCTTTTGTAAACCTATCCTTATTTTCCCAAAATATGTCATCAGGTGGTAAGTTATACATAAATTCAAAAATCATTTGGTCAGGAGGTAAAGTATGAGGTAATAAGCACAAATTACGCTCTCGCTTTGCTTTCTTTGCGTTATCACTATTATCGCTTTCCACATCGCCATCTAATACAATTAAACTTTTTGTAGTGAACTCAGGTATTTTTCGCGCCATTAAATCAAGGATTGCTGAACAGCTTATATTAATATTTCCAAGTGGATTTAAAATTTTATTGATTTTCCTGTCCACAATAATTTGCTTGAAGAAATCATATCCTTCTTTATCTTCAAAATAGACATTGGCTTTAGGTAAACTAATATCATTAGTGATTCGCACTGTCTCAACATGTAAATCGGCGTTAATTTCAGCCCAAGATAAATTATTTTTTGTCTGGATGTCCCCGAAAGTATCTGTGAGATATATTGTCTTGAATGCTTTGTCATCTTGGAGCGAACGGTGATAAATATCTTCAATGATAAGGGGGGAGTGAGAAGTCATGATGATTTGCAGATCGTAGCTTTTCGCAGCTTTTGCTAAAATTTTAATTAACTCTACTTGAGCTGCTGGGAATAATCCAGCGTCAGCTTCATCAATAAGAAGTATGCCACCATGATAATCAGGATAAGTTTCACTTAGTCTTTTAAAAGAGAAAATTGCTTGAATAATCTGACCAACGTTGTCTTCACCTACAGAAACTGATTCATGATCATAATTGTCACCGTGTACAACCATTGAATCAATAGTTCCTTTTGTGGCAGTAACAGAGCTTCCATTGTTTTTCAAAAGAAGTTGATTATTCATGGTTTTTATTTCTTCTCTATTATCAGTTATGTATTGTACATCTCTGGTAGAATAATCATTTCTTAAAGTAATTGGTAATAGCCTAGCTAGGCTTAAAAATATTACTGGATGCGTAACGTTTCTACTTTGGTTTCTACCTGCGATACCATCGTTACCCCGGACTACAGCTCTTGCTTTGGTTCTATCCTTCGACTCATATAAACCTAGAGATAATTTATCTAAGTTTTTATTAACAGTTGCGTCATACAATGTGATACCAACATCCATAGAGCCTGAAACATCGAATTGCTCTGACAATCTGAAATGTTCTTTAAACGCTGATTTAAAAGGCTTATTTGTTAGGGTTTTATAAGCATTAAGGTTAGTTACCGGCTTTTTTGACAGATCTCGTGAAAAACTAAATATTTGAGCGATAATACCAAGAATTGTTGATTTGGAAGTGCCGTTCTTTCCACAAATCACTGTGAGTCTATTACCAAACTCAATGTTAATATTCTTTAGCCCCCTAAATTTGGTAACTTGTATTTTTCTAATCTTAGTAATTTGATTCGCCATGTGCATCCCTTGATTTTGGAGTGGCCACAATGTGTGGCCAATTTATAACAAATTATCTTTTTATCTCCTTGCGAGTTGTTTGTCCATCGTATTCCTTCAGATATGTGCCGTAGTGTCTAAACAACATCTCTGGGCCCTTGTGGCCCATCTGACCCGCAAGCCAGAAAAGGTTAACCCCCTTGCTGATATGACTGGTGGCGAATGTATGTCTAGTCTGATACGGATTTCTGTAACGAATACCTGCCTTACGCAATATTGGAACCCATGCTTTTTTTCTAATTGCGTCAGCACTGGCCCAAGGTTTGTTGCTTTTTGGGTCTTCGAATATCGTTTCACCCTTCATAAAAGTGAACAATTTCTGGCTGGCCAAAGCCTTCAATGCCTCTTCAGTCAGTTCTACTTTCCTCGTACCAGCTTTTGTTTTTGTTCCTTTGATGACGCCAACTACACTGGCGGTTTGAACGTGTGCTGTCCTCGATACAAAGTCGATATCACGCCAACGAAGAGCACACAACTCAGAGCTACGCAGCCCGGTTTGGATAGCGAACCGGAAAAGATTCTCCCATTGCTTATTTCCAGCGGCTGAGAGCAATGCGTCAACTTCTGCTGGCGACAACGGGTCTACCACATAACTACTTTCTGCTTCTGATTTATCACTTTGGTACCTTGAAGCAGTTACCAGTGATACTGGGTTTATCTGAAGCACACCATCTGTCACTGCCTCATCCAGTGCAGAACGCAGGAACGAAAGTTGGTTTCGGATGGTCTTCAATGTCGTTTTCTGGCTCTGGATCCATGTCTTCAATGCTGCTGGGGTTAACTCACTTGCGGGAAACATATGAAGTGAAGACAAAGCACTTCGGCACTTCTTGTACCCGCCAATTGTCGAAGGTGATAACTTCCTCGTTTCGCAGATCACTAGATACTCATCTAGGTACATCTTCACCGTTTTGCCCGCGGCAGCGTTGCCGAAAATTTTCAACCGGGTTGAACGGGGAAAGTATTCCGCATAGACAAACGTCCCCCTTTCTATCTTGTTATAGATTTCGCCGAGTGTGCGCTCGGCGTATTTGATATTTTTGGGGGTTACGTCCAGATTAGAAAGAGGCTCACGGCATTTAACCCCTTTATAAGTGAAGGTAATATTGATGGTTTCACCATTACGATGTTTCCTGATGGTTACGCCGCGCGGGAGTTTAGGCGATTCTGTCGTGCCCATTTTGCAACCTCACTAAGATCAATCCATCTTTCCTTAACGCCTTCGACCTTTAGCACTTGAACCCCTTCACGCCACACACCGCGCTGTATGCGCTTATTAATGGCATCAGGGGTTTCGCCAGTCTCTTTGCAATAAGTTGAGATGGGAACACAATCGAGGCTCAGCATATACTTCTCCATTAACCCGGCTGCACCCGAGTAATTAAAATTTGTCGCTGGTGGTGGGGATCAGTTTCTGCCAAATTGCTGATACATATTTTGCCTGGTGTCGCGCATCAGCTAGGGCATTGTGCATATCGCCAATAAAAGGCATGTCACGCTTCGGATCGAAACCGACACTGCGACCGAGCGTAACAATAGTGCGCACATCGTGATCGTTCCAAAAGGCCCAAGGGCAAATGCGGCCGGCGCGTTCGTAAGCTCCACGCAGAATCACATTGTCGAAGGTGGCACCGTTACCCCAGACCTTCATGTATTTTGGATTAACTGCGTGCCGGTGAATGAAATGGCTCAGTTCCGACAGTGCATCAGTGATTGGCAGCGCATCATCAACACAAATAGCTGAGCGCGCTTCCGAGCTTTGTTTGAGCCACCAAAGAATAGTATCTCCGTCCGGTACCGCACCCTGATCCATTGCGCTTTCAAGCGAGACGGCCGTATAGAATTCTTGGCCAAGTTCACCTGTATGAGGGTTAAAAAAGACGGCGCCAATTGACACGATCGGCGCGTTTGGCTTTTTTCCCATCGATTCGAGGTCAATCATTAAGTCGTTCAATTGCTTTCTCCATTGTTAATTCTTGGCTTTTGATTCACTGGGGGGCTTTAGCGCGAGTCGGTGTTGTCGCTAAGGTGGCAATAATGAGCCCCGTCAGGACGAGAACAAATTGTCCCGCACCTATCACATGCCAATATTGCTTCCAGCTCCGCGATCCGCTCCTCTGCTTTTGACAACTGCCCGAGAAGTTCTTCTGCTAACGTCACACGCATCACTACTTTCTGACAGTCGTGGCGTCTGGCTCTGGCGATTGTGCCGCGCAGAGTCGCATATTTGTTTGTGGTCATTGGACGGACTCCTGACGAAGATGGTTAATTTCGGCGTCAAGGCTCATTCGCTGGTCCATCGATTCCGTCAAGGCGGCAAATGTAACGTCCAGGCGAGTGGCTACCTCACGCATCAGAGAGGCTTCTGCTGGTGGCAGTTTCCCCGCCGCAGCATGGGCTGCGGCTACCAGTTCTTTTATCTTCATGCGAGGCATGCGCGTGATTCCGTAAGCTCATTGAAACGGTTAATGAACAAGCCATATGCCTGGCCTGGGCGAAGAGGAACGATCTGGATAATGTCGCTGGCCGGAATACCTTCGAGGCAAGGCCAGAGTGAGCCGTCGTCGATATCCAGATCGCGGCGTTCCGTGGCAAGCATCACCAGATCGGCGTATTTCACTACCGCTGACATATCAGGGGTGATGCTGAATTTGGCCCGGATCAGCTGTTCTACCCGCTCTTCAATGCGACGGTAATCTGGAAGCAATGCTTTCAGGGGGGCAGGGATGTCCTGGCAATAGGCTTCAGCAGTGTCATGCATCAGGGCTTCAAAGGCAAACTCTGGCGGCACAATTTGGCTGCACAGTACCGAGTGCTGGGCCACGCTGTAAAATTCCGGCAGATGACCACTGAAGCGGCAGATGTGGGAAAGTGCGGTCGCAATATCCTCGATCTCTACGTCGTCAGTGGTTGAATTGAGGTAATCGAATTTCTTACCTGAAAGTGTCTGGATAAAACTCATCGTATTTTCTTCTCCATATTTGGCAGCTGCACCTGCGCCAGTTTTTGGTTGTACGAATCCCTCGCCATTGGCGATTAATAAAGGGAATTACGCTTCAATAAATCCCCGCGGCGCCGGGGATTTAATGCAGAGAAATTACGCTTTAAAGTTACCGATAAAGGTTTCAACCGGCTTGTCGGTGAACTTCTCGATCAGCAGGTCACGGAACTCGTTGGCGATAGCTTCTTCCTGGGCTTCCAGTTGAACGATGCGGAGTACAAACACCGGTTCCCCGCTTTTAAGCAGGCTGTTACGCAGGCTAAAGCGGCGTTCGCCCAGGCCTTCATATGGCACGCATTTGAACTCGAAGGCGACAGGCATCACGTCTTTACTGCTGGCTTCAACGCTCTGCATCAGGGACTTTCTGCCGCCAAAATCTTCGTCTTCATGAGCTGCTTCCGAGACTTGTTTGATATTGACGCGACGAACGGCACCAGCTGCCTGCGCGATGGACAACACATTCCCGTCGGCATCAAATGCGCTCAGGAAGTCGGCCCAGTCCTCCAGCCATTCAGCAATTTCCTTCTGGCCCAGTCGATCGCCATTTACCTGAAGTAGGGCTCGGAATGGCGCTGTCTTTTTGAGGGTGATAGATGCGACGTTATCAGCATGGCCAGGGTTAGCCAGAGTACCGATATTGAACACGGAGCGTGCGGTCATGTTGTCAGCATCGATAAAGCATCGCGCTGGTTCAGCTTCGTTGGCATAGCCAGCAGCATAACGCACAAAGTCAGGAATGCTGGTTGTGGTCATGGCACCGCGGAAACGAAAACGCTCAAGATCGAAACGCTCAAGGCTCTCTACGTTTACGCCATCAGGGAGCAGGGCTGTAGGGCATGCTGTTTCTTTAACTGCAGTAAGGTGATAACCGGAAAGAACAAGGTCTTTCACCTGCTGCAGGGCATTGCCGTCTAAAATCTGGGACATAAAATTTCCTTAATATGTGGTCAAAGGGATGTCAGTGATTTGTCTGCTGCGGATCACTGTGCCGCTTTAAGCTTTCCGTCAACGCCGCCGTTGATCCCGAACAGCTGCCCCTGATCTTCCTGCAGGATGGTCAGCTTGCCGCCTTTGTTAACCCACATTGGTGTTTCGGTGGTGTCTTCTTCGGAGGCTTTACCGCGCGGGGTTGGGGTGACGTAGTTCAGCTTGTGCTTGATCTTGACGCGCTTCTCTTCGACGGAGTTACCCATACGCTCAATATCAAAGGTGAGGACTACTTTGCCTTTGGTACCGTTGTTCAGAACGCCAAGCGCGGTAGTGTTTAAAGCTGCCGCGATCTTGTTCATGAACACGCCGGCATCCAGTTCGCCCAGGAAATCGGGCACTACGGTCATGCGGTCATTACTCATGGCTTAACCCTCTGTGAGGCGGCTGCCACCGCCAGTGGAACTTCTCCATACACAACAGAAAAGGGCACCTGCGTATCACTGACGGCTGCAACCACCATTTCTGCGCCCGGGTGGATTGGGGAATGAGCCCGTCGCCCGGTGATGCCCTTGTCTCTTGTGTAAAAAAGGTGCCCATCGATGTGATGGGCAAAGACTACACACAGCAATGAATTTGTTGTGGCGGTGGTGCCTCCACCTGCCGGACCGGCCAGAACCGGCGACGCTACACCTTAAGAAACGTATTCATTTCAAAGTTGAAATAAACTTATTGGCCTCGTCACGTGCGCAGAGCCGCATTACCACAACTGGAAGCGCACTCCGCCAGGTAACAAACCGATCCCCATCAGTGAAAAGAGGAATGCGCTTTCATGTTGTGTTGCGATTCACCAGCCCCGGTCCGGCGGCGCCACCTCGCCGGGGCTTATGTAAAGGGCAGTTACGCTGCCAGACGGCTTATTGGTCTGTGAGGTATTTCAAGTCCTGCATCGCGGGGTTTGCTCTCCGCCCCAGGTTCTCCCCGCTATTCTTTAGCGCGCAACCTGAGAAAACCGCCTTCAAGTCTTTCGGCTTTCGCCATGTTCAATAGTGCTGTGACGCCAGGTGCTTATCTTCTGGTTGCCTCAAAGGGCTGCAATTCATCACAACTGGAAGCGCACTCCGCCTGTTTACTTACCTGTCATCCACAACCGATAGTTGATGGAGTGCGCTTTCACGTTGTGCCCTTAAAAAGCTGGCTGTCACCCTCAGGGGAAAGTGAACAGCCAGAACAGGGATCACGTCTTATTGCTTTGGCCTGCTTTTAACCACATCAGGCGCGGTGGTTTGGTGTTGACAGAAAAAATCTAACTTAACTTAGTTATTTGGTCAAGTGAAAACATCAAACTAAACTTAGCTTGATGCTTAGAAGAAGAGCGGGAAGGGATTAGAGTTCGTACTGAACGCCTTTAACAACGCCAATAATGAGGCAGTTACCATTGATCGGGATGTTGGGGTAGCGAGGATTTAGTGGAACCAAAAATTTTTGTGGGCCATCAATGACAAGTTTTTTAACAGTCGCTTCGTTCGTGCCATCAATACGCGCAACCACAATCTTGCCATGAATGGGTTCGGCATCTGGATCAACAATAACGGTTGCCCCTTCAGGGATTGTTGGGAGGCCATTTGGATTGGTCATTGAATCCCCTTTGACCTCCAAAGCGAACGAGCTATCCCCAGTGCGAAGTGATGTTTCAACCCATTTATCGACATCACTGAATAAATCAGCGGCTTTACATTCCGTAAACTGCCCAGCTTGAACCCAGGAAATCACGGGCACACGCCTCATTTTAGTTATGAGGGTACCTTCAAATTCAGTGCCGTAAAGAATGTAATCTATTGATGTATTGAAGAATTTAGCCAGCTTAACCAGCGATTCTCCGTTTGGGATATTCACATCCTTTTCCCAATAACCCACCGCTACGTCACTAACCCCGCAGAACTTACCCAGTTCTTTTTGAGAGGTTTTTGTAACCCTGCGTAGGGCCTTAATGCGCTGACCAACCGTTTCCATGAAAGCACCAAATTTAAAAAAGACTAAGTAATCTTAGTTTTTATTGACCAAAGTTAGATTGGTTATTAATATCTAATCAAACTTAGCTAAGGAGGCTTCATGACAACCGACGAGATTGAACAACACTTCGGCAGCACTGAGAAAGTTGCCGAATTTTTTGGCATCACCAGTGAGGCCGTTTACCAGTGGCGTAATCGCCCCGGACGCTTAATTCCAAAAGGACGAGCTGCTGAAGCTGCGTATCGAACTGCTGGTGAACTGGAATTCAACCCAGAACGTTATGGCAAGAATACATCGCCTAACGATCAGAAATAACCACAGAAGGGAGGACCTAGCCGTGGGTATAGAACCTGAATGGAAAGTAGATAAGCAGCCAGCTTGGCTGGTGGCCGCAATCAAAAAAACGATAACCGAACTGCCTGGCGGGTATTCCGAAGCAGCTGATTGGTTGGGTGTGACCGAGAACGCGCTATTTAACCGGCTGCGTACCGATGGCGATCAGATCTTCCCGCTCGGTTGGGCGATGGTGCTTCAACGTGCTGGTGGTACAAACCACATAGCAAACGCTATTGCACGTCACTCGAACGGTGTTTTTGTGCCATTGGCTGAAGTTGAAGAGATTGAGAACGGCGATATCAACCAACGTCTCATGGAGTCAGTTGAGTGGATCGGCAGGCATTCGCAATACGTTCGTAAAGCTACCGCTGACGGCGTTATTGATGCTCAGGAACGCGCCCAGATCGAAGAGAACAGCTATCAGGTGATGGCTAAGTGGCAGGAACATTTGACGCTGCTTTTCCGTGTGTTTTGCGCGCCGGAAAAGAGTGACGCCCGCGAGTGTGCAGCTCCGGGCGTCGTGGCAGACAAATCTTGTATGGAGAAGTAATCCGCATGGCCAGTTTAACGGCTTTTAACCGTTTACCGCAACTGAGGATGATCCCGGTACCGGGCGCTCCGTTGTTTCGGTATGAACGCAGAATAGCAAACCGCTGGGTGCCATGTAACCACAGTCGGGCGGTCGCAATTGTGGGGGTTTACTACAGGAAGGCGAAACGCTTATGCGCAAAGTTAACCGAAGGTTCAAAGACCACAGAGGGATCCCCGTTCGGGTTATCAGATGGGAGCCAGAGACTCAACGAGTTATCTACCTGCGGGATGGTTACGACCACGAATGTTTCAGCCCGCTCGAACAATTCAAGCGCAAGTTTTCAGAGTTAAAGGACGACCATGAGCACTAAATTAACGGGTTACGTTTGGGATGCTTGTGCTGCTTCTGGCATGAAGCTATCCAGCGTTGCCATCATGGCGCGTCTGGCAGACTTCAGCAGTGATGAAGGGGTTTGTTGGCCTTCCATCGCTACCATCGCGCGCCAGATTGGTGCTGGTGAGAGCACGGTTCGCACAGCCATATCTCAGCTGGAAAAAGATGGTTGGTTAACCCGCCAGCAGCGCCGTAAAGGCAACCGAAATGCATCGAACGTTTACCAGCTCAATGTTTCGAAATTGCAGGCTGCTGCCTTTTCTCACCTGTCAGATTCTGACGCATCAAAATCTGATTCCTCAAAAACCGACGCGTCAAAATCTGAGGCATCAAAAAACGATGCGAAAGGCGGTTTTCACCCGTCAGAATCTGGGGGGGATCCGTCAGTAAATACAACTACTGATCCATCAGTTAAAAAACCTTCTTGTCCGGTTGCGCCGCAACCAGACCCTGAAGTGACGATCACCGATAACGCCATCCTGGTTCTGAATCATCTGAACCTGGTTAGCGCCTCACGATACCAAAAATCAAAAACTTCTCTGGAAAACATCCGTGCTCGTTTGCGTGAAGGTTACACCGTTGGCGACTTACAGCTGGTGATTGACCTTAAGCATGAGCACTGGAACGGCAATGACGTGCAGTACCAGTACATGCGCCCTGAAACGCTATTTGGCCCGAAAAAGTTTGAGGGTTATCTGCAAAGCGGGATCCGTTGGGACAAGAAGGGGCGACCACCGCGTGAAAGCTGGGGTGAAAAGAAACACGATCCGATGAAGTTCGGTCCGGTTGATACCAAGATTCCAGAGGGGTTCAGAGGATGAATGAAAATAAATACTGCCGCGCGCTGGCTGAACTGCGTTCAAGACCAGCCCACGAGTTGAAAGAGGTCGGCGATCAATGGCGCACTCCGGATCTGTTGTTTTGGGGTATCAATGCGATGTTCGGCCCTCTGGTGTTGGACCTTTTTGCCGACGACAGCAACGCGAAGTGCCCAGCATGGTACACGGCTGAAGATAATGCCCTGACTCAGGATTGGTCAGAGCGTCTGGCAGAACTCGGTGGTGCCGCGTTTGGCAACCCGCCTTACAGCCGCTCTCAGTACCACGACAAGCAGGCCGTTACCGGAATGACCCACATCATTAACCACGCTATGGCAATGCGAGAAAAGGGTGGTCGTTACGTTTTTCTCATTAAGTCTGCGACGAGTGAGACGTGGTGGCCGGAAGAAGCAGATCACGTCACATTCATCCTTGGCCGAATTGGTTTCGATCTTCCTACATGGTTCGTGCCGAAAGACGAAAAGCAGCAGCCCACCAGCGCATTTTTTGCTGGCGCTATCGTTGTCTTCGACAAAACATGGCGGGGTGAACGTTTCAGTTACATCAACCGCACCGACCTGGAGGCCAAAGGCCGTGCTTCGATGTCGCTGGCCCAGTTTGCAGTGGGAAGAACGCAAACTGATGCGGCGCCGGAGCTGGACGCTGAGGTAGTGCCGGAGAAATTAGAGGCAGATCTGCCATTAACCCAAAAAGCCATTCTGGAAACCAGTGGTATAGAGGCTTGGGCTTGTGTTGTCGCGGCGTTCGGCGAGAAAGATGAGTACACCTTCAGCGAGTCAAAGTTTGGTCATACCTGGGCTGCCGACTCTCTGGAAAACCCTGAGTTTACCAATGTTTCGCCGCTGACGATCGACAGAGCGAAAAAGCTGATCAGCGAGAGCATTTTGGTGGGTGTTAATGCATGGCTGGAAACATTGCCCTTTGATAGCGATGACGTGAAACAAGACATGTCAGAGCGGCTTCGCACGGTTGCCGTTGAATCTGCGAAAGAATACGGCATCAACCACAGTGAATTCATCGCGACTATGGAAAGCCTGGATAAAGCCAAATGGTCAAATATTCGGGGGATCCGCGCCCATGTCCGTGAGACGCAGGAATCAAAGGACAAGGCGTTAAACGAATCGCGCGTTTGGCCTCTTGAGGTTGGCCTGGTGTTTAACCAGATTGAAGGGGCTGACGCTCTACCTGTTTCACAACAGAACAAGCTGAAAGCCAATATCAACCAGCTGTGGCTTGAACGTATGCCGACGAGTGAAATTATCACGACCGCTGGTGGTCTCTTCAACAGTATGCAGGGGGCCGTCAATGCGTGAAATTATCGTTGATAACTTTGCTGGTGGTGGCGGCGCGAGTACCGGCATTGAACTGGCGATCGGGCGTAGCGTGGATATCGCTATCAACCACGACGAAAACGCTATTGCGATGCATAAGACGAATCACCCTGACACGCTGCATTATTGCGAGTCGGTGTTTGACGTTGACCCAAGCGCAGCCACCAGCGGTAAACCTGTCGGTCTGGCCTGGTTTAGCCCTGACTGCCGCCACTTTTCCAAAGCGAAGGGCGCTAAGCCGGTTAAGAAAGAGATTCGCGGGCTGGCGTGGATTGTCCTGCGCTGGGCGCTGGCAGTACGTCCCCGCGTCATGATGCTGGAGAACGTCGAAGAATTTAAGACATGGGGCCCGCTGCTGGATGAAGAATTACGCCCGGATCCTGAGCGTGCTGGCGAAACATTCGAGGCATTTGTCGGCATGCTGTCGACGGGAATCGCGGCGAATCACCCTGCACTGGCTGAGGTTTGTGAATTCCTTGCCATTGATCCGCACGGCCAGCAGGCTCAACAGCTGATCGCCGGGCTTGGTTATGAGGTTGATTATCGGGAGCTGCGCGCATGTGACTACGGCGCGCCGACGATCAGAAAGCGTTTCTTCATGGTCATGCGCTGTGACGGCCGGAAGATTCATTGGCCTGAAGCGACTCATGGGGATCCAAAATCACTGGAAGTACAATGCGGCAAGCTGGCGCCATGGCGTACCGCGGCGGAGTGCATTGACTGGAATATCCCGGCCCGGTCCATCTTCGACCGCAAAAAGCCGCTGGCGGAAAATACGCTCAAACGTATCGCGCGCGGCATCCAGCGCTTTGTTATCGAAAGCGCATCACCTTTCATCGTGAAGTGTAACCACACCACGACGAAAGGAGGTTATGACTGTTTCCGCGGGCAATCGTTGTTAGAGCCATTGCAGACCATCACTAAAAAGCATGGCTACGCGCTGGCGGTACCGCATCTTACTAAATTCCGCACCGGGGCCACCGGGCAGCCAGTGACCGAGCCGGTTCCAACTGTCACCGCTGGTACGTCGGCGCGCCCGGGCGGGAATGGGCATGCGCTTGGCGTAGTTGAGGCCGCGCTGACACCGTTCCTGGCTGGCAATGGCGGCAGTGAGTACCAGGCAAAGCCGCGCCCGCTGGATAAACCCGCTCATACAATCCTCAAGCAGTCCCGCGCGTGCGTGGTTGCGCCGGTCATCGCCCGCCAGTTTGGCGCCAGTGTTGGGCACAGGGCTGACGAACCGAGTGCGACGATTACTGCAGGTGGCGGCGGTAAGTCGCAGCTGGTAACTCCAACACTGATCCAGATGGGGTACGGCGAACGCCCAGGGCAAGAACCGCGTGTTCTTCAACTGAATAACCCGCTCGGCACGGTCACTGCTGGTGGTAATAAGTTTGCAACGGTGAGCGCGTTCCTGGCGAAGCACTATGGTGGGAATTACACGGGGCCGGGTGTTGGTATGGATGAGCCTGCCCACTCAGTCACTACTGTTGATCACCACGCGGTAGTTGCGTCGCACCTGGTGAAGCTGCGCGGAACCTGCCGCGACGGTCAGACCATGGATACACCTATGCCGACGATTACCGCTGGTGGCCAGCACGTTGGCGAGGTCCGGACATTCCTCGAAACCTACTGCGGTGATAGCGAGGATGAATGGCTGGTGACGATCGAGGGGGTTAAGTACCAGATCGTCGATATCGGAATGCGCATGCTGCAACCGCATGAGCTTTATAAGGCGCAGGGCTTCCCTGACGGCTACGTTATCGATCAGGACTATCGCGGCAATCGTTACGCCAAAGACAAGCAGGTAGCGCGCTGTGGTAACGCAGTACCGCCGCCGTTCGCTCGTGCGCTGGTAGAAGCAAATCTTCCTGAATTATGTGCAAATCAAAAGGCGGGTGCAGCCGCCTGATATGGAGAAATAGCATGAATCAGTTAACCGCAAAGGGTGTTGTGACAATGTCCAGCCGTGAAATTGCCAGGCTGGTACAGAGCAAACATGGTGATGTGAAGCGCTCGGCTGAGCGCCTTGCATCTGCTGGTATTTTAACCGCGCCGTTGGCGCACACCCCCTACGAACACCCGCAAAACGGGCAAACATACGAGGAGTATTGGTTCAACAAACGTGATTCTCTGGTGATCGTTGCCAGGATGTCGCCAGAATTTACCGCCGCCGTTGTCGATCGCTGGCAGGAGCTGGAGAACAGTCAGGCCGTCAGTGTGCCACAAACATTGCCGGAGGCATTACGCCTTGCGGCTGATCTGGCCGAGCAGAAAGAACAACTCAGCCAGAAGTTAGCCGCTGCTGCACCGAAAGTTGAATTTGTCGATCGGTACTGTACTGCCAAAGGCTCAATGTCATTCCGCCAGGTAGCAAAGCTTTTGCAGGCCAAAGAAACAGATTTCCGCTTGTTCCTCATTGAGAGCGACATCTTGTACCGGCTAGGCGGAGTGCTGACACCGCGGCACCAGCATATTGCGGCCGGGCGGTTTGAAGTGAAAACCGGCACTACGAGTGAAACAAACTACGCATTCAGCCAGGCGCGATTCACACCCAAAGGCATCGAATGGATCGGCGGCCTGTGGACGGCACACATCGCTAAGGGGCATGCCGCGTGAGAGGACTGTTTACAGCCGAGACTGTTCCGCGCCTGGGGCTTGTGTTGTTAAAGCCAGGTAGCGATCTGATGTCACTGTTCCAGCAGGGGCGTGTGCTGGTTGAGCCTCAGCCAAAAAGTATGGCTGGGCTTCCGTCGGGGCTCGTCCCCGACGCGAGGCAGCCGCTGGCAGAAGATAAGTCCCTCGAGGAATTCTTCACCGACGAGAGGGTTATCCGCGCCGCAGGCGGTTTATCCGCGTTGGACTCATGGTTAGAGCGCCACGTTAAGGAATGCCAGTACCCGCACGCTGACTACCACCACCGCGAGCTGGTAACAATGCGCCACCCCCCTGGGTCAATGCTGCTCTGCTGGCATTGCGATAACCAGCTGCGCGAGCAGACCACCGCGGCGCTGGCAGAACTGGCCCGGCGAAATCTCATCAACTGGCTGATCAATTCGATCCTCTCTGCGCTTGGCTACAACACCGAGCGCGAACTATCCCTCGGGGAATTGTGCTGGTGGGCCGTTTATTCAGGCATTGCTGATGCAATCACGGAAAGGATGGCCCAACGTGCACTCCGCATGCCGGATGAGCCGTTTTTATCTGTGTATCGTGAAAGTGACATTGTGCCGATGCCACCGGCAAAAAGCATTTTGCAGAAGAAGGTCACCACTGCGATCACGGCTGCGGAATTAAAGCATGGAGCAAATCAGGAAGTGGTCTATGACCAGCCAAAGGTTCTGACTCTGCATGCGGATCCAGAATCCCCTGAATCATTCATGTTACGTCCGAAACACCGTCGGTGGGTGAATGAGGATTATACCCAGTGGGTTAAAACCCAGCCGTGTGAAGGTTGCCGGCGACCAGCGGATGATCCACACCATGTCATTGGTCACGGTATGGGCGGTACCGCCACAAAAGCACATGATTTGTTCGTGTTCCCTCTGTGCAGAGAGTGTCACGACAAACTACATGCTGATGTTGCAGCGTTCGAGAAAAAACACGGTACCCAGCTGGAGCTGCTGTTCCGGTTTATGAATCGTGCGCTGGCGATCGGCGTAATAACGAAAGCGTAATTGTATGGAGCGCTGAGCATTATGAATTTACAAGAACTCGAATATACCCGTATTGAATTGCGCCGCGCGCTGGCCGATTTCTCAGGATCGACGAAGGGACAGCTGCAGGCGTTCAGTGAGCATCCACCAGCAGATAAAAATAAGTATCCCCGGCACCATCCAGAAATCGTCATGGAGGGTGGGGAAGGTTGTGGATCGAAGGTTGTAAAAACTCTGGCCACTCCGCTTTATGTTCTGGAGACAAGAAGCCGTCGACGCCCATTACCCCCTATGAAGGATGCCGAGTTTGCGAGTTCTGCGTGGCGCCGCTCGGTAAATGGCCTTGGAGAGCATCTGCAGGCGTGGGTTCGGTATTGCTATGGATATGATCTGTCTTTCCGGTACCAGACATTAATGTGCCAGTACGTTTGGGCACAGTTTCAGCATCAGCAGGGGAGTAAGAAGCTCCAGTACAGAGTCACAAAAAAATTAGTGGGGCTTGTCTGGCTCGCAGCCCAGGAAGTTGCAGCATCACGCAATAACGATACGTACCAGGAATATGCGGGGGCGGCACTGGCCCGCATGGTGAGCGTGGAGCGTTCAACCTGGCTCAGGGTATACGCTGTTCACTGGGCAGCATTTAAAGCAGCTTTCGTGGAAATGGACAGCCTGGCGTTATGTGAAAGCCTGGCGCGGTACGAAGAGTATGAAGAGGTTAAAGTGGTAGAAATGTGAAGTAAATTTCACTAACGTCTTCAATCAGGCTTGCAAAATGCAACAAAATAAGCGATATTTGAAGCTAATTTGATATGTTGCCAAAAGTATATAAACCCGCCACTGAGCGGGTTTTTTTATGGCTATCTCCCGGTCTTCTCGGGATGTCGGATTTTCCATTCGGATAATTGAGCGCCTCCAGATCCGGAGGCTTTCTGCTGTGAAAATGGGCGGCTGGTGGATGTTGGAGCACCCACCAGCCATCAGCTCATGCTTTCAGGTCACAAGCTAACCAAGGCCCACCGCTTTAGCGCAAAAGCATAGTGAGCCTATCAGAGTTATGCTTACTGATCTATGAAAAATACTGTAATTATAAACAGTGTTGAGTTGGTCAACGCTGACAGCTTGCAATACATCGCCACTCTCCCTGATAACTCCATTGACCTGATAGTCACGGATCCACCGTACTTCAAAGTGAAACCAAACGGCTGGGACAATCAATGGAAAGGGAATGAGGATTATCTTCGATGGCTTGATATGTACCTCGCACAATTCTGGCGAGTGCTTAAACCTGCCGGTAGTCTTTATCTTTTCTCCGGTCACCGCCTGGCGGCAGACATTGAGATCATGATGCGTGAGCGGTTCAACGTCCTGAACCACATCATCTGGGCTAAACCGTCGGGCCGCTGGAATGGCTGTAATAAAGAGAGCCTGCGCTCTTACTTTCCTGCAACAGAGCGCATCCTGTTCGCTGAGCATTACCAGGGGCCGTATAAACCAAAGAGCGACGGTTACGCGGAGAAGGGAAGCGAGCTGAAGCAGCATGTAATGGCTCCCCTAATTTCCTATTTCCGTGATGCTCGTGAAGCGCTTGGCATATCCTCAAAACAAATAGCCGCTGCGACTGGAAAGAATAACATGGTGTCTCACTGGTTCAGCGGTAGCCAGTGGCAATTACCGAATGAATCAGACTACCGGAAACTTCAGTCCCTTTTCACTCAGGTAGCCATCGAAAAGCACCAGAACGGCGAACTGGCAACACCACACCACCAGCTGGTGGCTCTGTGGCATTCGTTGAATCGCAAATATTCAGAGCTGCTCGAAGAGTACAAATCACTTCGGCGGCATTTCTCTGTGACAGCTGCCGTGCCATATACGGACGTATGGACCCATAAACCAGTCCAGTTCTATCCAGGTAAACACCCGTGCGAAAAACCCGCTGATATGTTGCGGCAAATTATCAACGCCAGCAGCCGGCCCGGCGATGTGGTAGCTGATTTCTTTATGGGCTCGGGATCAACTGTTAAAGCAGCCATTGAACTGGGCCGCCAGGCCATCGGAGTAGAACTGGAAGAGGATAGATTTAGCCAAACAGCTAATGAAATAAAGGGCCTTATAGATCAACCTGTACCCCGCTAGGAATTGGCATCAGAACGGATATATTTGTCTGATTGCATTGTGTATTCTCCAACTCATGCATATGCTTCTAAAGCATCCTGCGGAATGGATGTTTCTGAAAGCGATTTTGTGGTGGATCCCCCTAAGCGGAGGGGCGATTCAGCAGGACATTTCTCCAGAGTGTCCAACCAGCGCGCGGAAATTAATGCTGTAAACATTTCCACCGGGAGGCACCCGGCACCACACCCTGAGTTTTTGCCAACTTAGCTTCTTATGCCTGCTTGTCCGAGCAGGCATTTTTTTGCAACGAAAATCACTCATTGACCGAATGAATGCATCTTGATTAAGTTATGCATGTGATGAATCCCCCTAAGCGGTGGGGCGCCTGGTTAACTGCTATCTGCAGGTATGCGCGCGACTTTGATAACCAGAGATAAGTCACCGGGAGGCACCCGGCACCACATCCTCAAAAAAACGTTTTGTCGACCGCCAGGTTCTGCATCGTCATATACACTTCTAAATGAAACAATTTGAGAGGTGAATTATGAAAGAGGGATATTATTGGATTAGACACAATGACTGTGTCCAGATTGCTTACTTTTCGCATGGTCAAACCGAAGACATGCTGACTGGTAAGATCGTCAGTGGAGTTTGGCACCTAACACAAGGCTTCGATCTTTGCCATAACGGTGAAGCCGTCGTTCTAAAAGGTCCAATACCACCACCTCTCTGAATCCTATTCAAACATAACAGGCTGCCTTAAGGCGGCCTTTTTTATTCCCTAAATTCAACACCCGCAAGCTCGCGAGGTGAGAGCATGTATCGAATGGAAAAAATTACAACGGGTATTGCATACGGCGCATCTGGAGGGGGCACCGGGTACTGGTTACTTCAGCTCCTCGATAAAGTCTCCCCATCACAATGGGCGGCCATTGGTGTGCTCGGTAGCCTTATGTTTGGCTTGCTGACGTGGTTAACGAGTTTGTACTTCCAAATCAAAGCGGATCGCCGCAAAGCTGCGCGGGGTGAATGATGTCGAACAAAGCAAAGCTCAGTGCAGCAGTGCTGGCGCTAATCGCGTCAGGGGCATCTGCTCCACTCATTTTCGACCAATTCATCAGCGAGAAAGAAGGCAATGCGCTGGTGGCCGTTGTTGATCCGGGTGGGGTCTGGTCTTTATGTCACGGCGTGACCGTTATCGATGGCAGGCGTGTTGTTAAAGGCATGACGGCCACAGAGGAACAATGCCGGAAGGTTAACGCTATTGAACGCGATAAGGCATTAGCCTGGGTTGATCGCAATATCAAAGTGCCTCTGACAGAACCGCAGAAGGCCGGGATCGCATCTTTCTGCCCGTACAACATCGGGCCGGGTAAGTGCTTCCCTTCCACGTTCTACAAGCGCATCAATGCCGGTGACCGCCACGGGGCATGCGAGGCGATTCGCTGGTGGATTAAGGACGGTGGACGTGATTGCCGCCTGACAAAAGGCCAGAAGAATGGCTGTTATGGGCAGGTCGAGCGGCGCGATCAGGAAAGTGCGCTGGCGTGCTGGGGGATAGACCAATGAGCCCAAGCAGCATTTGTTTCATTGTGGCGGGAATACTGACGTGTCTCGGTATGTCTGGTTGGGGATGGTTTGTCTTTGTTGGAGTAATCCTCCTATGAGTCGAATTGTTGGAGTTACCTGTGCGGTAACTATCGTGGTAATCAGCGCTATGGGTTGGGCCATCAACCACTATCGCGACAACGCCATCACCTACAAAGACCAGCGCGATAATGCCACCAAGAATCTCAACCTGGCTAACGCCACCATTAAAGATATGCAGGTGCGCCAGCGCGATGTTGCCTCACTCGATGCCAAATACACAAAGGAACTCGCAGATGCAAAAGCTCAAAATGATGCTCTGCAGCGCAAGCTTGATAATGGTGGCCGGGTGCTCGTCAAAGGCCGCTGTCCAGTGTCAGCCTCAACCCAAGCCGCCGGCGCCGCCAGCATGGGCGATGATGCCACCGTCGAACTCTCTGCAGTTGCTGGACGAAACGTTCTTGGTATCCGATCCGGAATCATCAGCGACCAAAAATCCCTGAGTGTCCTACAGGACTACATCCGCACGCAGTGCCTGAAATAGTGAATAAACCAATGCCTTAAGCACGAGCTAAAGAAACCCGCTTTTCTTCAGTTTTTTAGCCAATAAGTAATTAGTGATTGCTGCAAGAGAAATTCCAACAATCCACGGCACAGCTGAATCAAGCATTAGCGAGTTGTTCACATTAATGCTGGCGGTAATGCAGGCAAAGGTATTTGTTAAAACAAACCACGCAAAAAGAATCTGCTTCATTTGGTCATCTCCATGTGTTCCATACCAGCAATATCCATTTACAAGCCAGCAAAAGCAAGTTGGCACATTACCGAAAAGGGTATTCGAGCAGCTACTGGAAGCCAGCCTGGCTCAACAGGCGGAGGCACTTGCTGCCGCAGTTAGAGATGAGATCGTGCGCTAGTGCCAGCCTGGTGAGGTGCGTCAGTACCAGCATTTCTGATGGGTCCTCCCGGCGGGGTGGCCTGCCACGGGGCGGCGCGCTCGCGGGAAACGGCTAGTTTTTCGGATCCAGGGTCATCATCATCATGTGCGCAGGTCTTTGATTTAATTAGAGGCCATTTTCGCAAGATGTCGAATCGTTCAAAAAGTGTTCATCATCATGGACCAGGAAATTGCCACTTTAAAACTCAATATCAACCAGCTGGCAGGGATAACCGGCGTACACCGTCAGACGGTTGCCGCGAGACTGAAAAATGTTGAACCTGCTCCAGGCAGCAACAGCAAGTTAAAGCTCTATCTGGTGACCGACATTCTGACCGAACTGATGATCCCTACCGTTTCGGCCAACATCGACGATATGCCCCCCTCTGACAGGCTGTCCCACTGGAAAGCAGAGAACGAGAGGCTGAAGTTCGAACAGGATACGGGGCAGTTAATACCCGCAGATGAAGTGGCGCGAGAATTCTCATTGATGGCGAAAGCCGTCGTCATGGTACTTGAAACCCTCCCGGATGTGCTCGAGCGCGACTGTGCTTTAACGCCTGCTGCGGTAGTTCGTGTGCAAAGCGTTATCGATGATCTGCGCGACCAGATGGCGGAGAGGGTGCAGGACGCTGAAAAAGAGGAGGAAGAGCCTGAGGAGGACTGATGGCAAAGCGGGCATCCGCCAGGGACATCCGCCGCGATGTTTCCGGTATTTTACGAGCCCCGCGTCGTATGCCGGTGGCCGATGCGGTCAGTACTTATATGCGCGTGCCAATGGGGGCGGGAAACTCAGTTCCGTGGGATCCGGATCTGGCACCCTATGTGATTGAGCCGATGAACTGTCTGGCATCGCGTGAATACGATGCGGTTGTGTTTGTGGGCCCGGCGCGAACGGGTAAAACCATCGGGCTGATTGACGGCTGGATCGTTTATAACATTGTCTGCGATCCGGCAGATATGCTTGTAATTCAGGTATCTGAGGAAAAAGCGCGCGAGCATTCCAAAAAACGCCTGGACCGTACTTTTCGCTGTAGCCCTGAAGTTAAAACCCGGCTAAGCCCAAGACGTAACGATAACAACGTCTACGACCGTACATTCCGCGCCGGTAACTATCTGAAGCTGGGCTGGCCATCCGTCAATATCATGTCGTCCTCGGACTATAAGAGTGTGGCGCTGACGGATTATGACCGCTTTCCGGAAGATATCGACGGGGAGGGGGATGCTTTTTCACTGGCATCGAAACGAACCACGACATTCATGTCCTCCGGGATGACGCTGGTTGAGAGTTCGCCCGGGAGGGATATCAGAGACACAAAATGGCGGCGCTCCACGCCCCATGAAGCCCCTCCGACCACCGGAATTTTATCGCTCTATAACCGTGGTGACCGCCGTCGTCTTTACTGGCCATGCCCGCATTGCGGCGAATATTTCCAGCCGGAAATGGACAATATGACCGGATACCGCGACAGCAGCGATCCTGTGCTTGCCAGCGAAGCGGCGTTTCTTCAGTGCCCTGCCTGTAAAGGCAGGATCACACCGGACATGAAGCGTGCGCTTAACATGAAATGTGTCTGGCTCCGGGACGGGCAAACCATCGACAGTCAAGGCCAGGTTAGCGGTGATGGGCGTCGTTCCCGTATTGCCTCCTTCTGGATGGAAGGTCCGGCAGCTGCTTACCAGACCTGGGCGCAGCTTATTTATAAGTTCCTGACCGCCGAGCAGGAATATGAATCCACGCGCAGCGAAGAAACCCTGAAGACGGTGATCAACACCGATTTCGGCAGGCCCTATTTGCCGAGGGCCAGCATGGAGCAGCGTAAAAGTGAATTGCTTGAGCAGCGTGCCGAAGAAGTCCCAAAACGCTCGGTACCGGACGGCGTGCAGTTCCTCACTGCGACCGTGGACGTGCAGGCCGGGCGCAACCGGCGCTTTGTTGTGCAGATTACGGGTTATGGAAGTATGGGTGAGCGCTGGATAGTTGACCGTTACAACATCCGGCATTCGCTGCGCTGCGACGGTAACGGGGAAAGCTTACAGGTGGATCCGGCGAGCTACCCGGAGGACTGGGATCTTTTACTCACCGACGTCTTTGATAAAACGTGGACACTCGCAGCTGACCCGTCAAAGGGCATGCGGCTGATGTCGATGGCCGTGGACTCAGGGGGTGAAGATGGCGTGACGGATAATGCCTACAAATTCTGGCGCAGATGTCGTCGTGAAGGGCTGGGTAAGCGTATCTATCTCTTCAAGGGGGACAGCGTCAGGCGCAGCAAACTTATCCAGCGAACGTTTCCCGACAACACGGGCAGGTCAACGCGCCGCGCACAGGCGACGGGTGATGTGCCTCTTTATCTTCTCCAGACCGATGCCCTTAAAGACCGGGTGAATAATGCGTTGTGGCGTGATTCACCCGGCCCTGGCTATGTGCATTTCCCCGCCTGGCTGGGCAGCTGGTTCTATGACGAACTGACGTATGAGGAACGCTCGAATGAAGGGAAATGGAGTAAGCCCGGCCGGGGCGCAAACGAAGCATTTGACCTGCTCGTTTATGCCGACGCGCTCGCCATCCTTAGTGGTTACGAAAAAATCAAATGGCCGTCTGCTCCTGAGTGGGCACGGCGGGAAACGTGGATCGAGGACACGCAGACGGAAACTGGCGAAATGCCATCCCCGCCGCCTGCGCCGAAATCTAAATCAAAACCAAAACGTGAGAAGCCCGTAACCGAGCAGGCTAATCCGTGGTCTTCGTCAGGAGGTTGGGTGTGAATCCAGCAGATATTCAAACCATGATCGACCGCTACGCTGCAGCCGAGCTGTCTGTTCTGGATGGGAAATCAATCACTTTCAACGGGCAGCAGATGACGCTCGAAAACCTGTCGGAAATCAGAAAAGGCCGTCAGGAATGGGAGCGACGACTGGCAACGCTCAATAACAAACGCCGCGGGCGACCCGGCTACAGGCTGGCGAGGTTTGGATGAGTTTTTTAGATGATGCGATTGGCCTGTTTTCACCAGGCTGGAAAGCCTCACGCCTGCGTGCCCGCGCGGTTATTAAGGCGTATGAGGCGGTAAAGCAAACGCGTACTCACAAAGCCCAGAAGGAAAATCGTTCAGCCGATCAGCTCAGCCAGATGGGGGCGGTTTCGCTGAGGCAGCAGGCGCGCTGGCTGGACAACAACCACGATCTGGTGATTGGCGTTTTCGACAAGCTGGAAGAAAGGGTGGTGGGTGCGAAGGGCATCATAGTTGAACCGCATCCGATGCTGAGTAACGGGAAGATCGCTAAGAAGCTGGCCACTGATATCCGCAGAAAGTGGGGCGAATGGTCCGTAAGACCCGATGTCACAACCCAGTTTACCCGCCCCATGCTTGAGCGGCTGATGCTGCGAACGTGGCTCCGGGACGGTGAGGTATTTGCTCAGCTGGTTCGCGGTACCGGAAATGGTCTTCAGCCGGTTGCTGGCGTGCCGTTCTGGCTGGAAGCGCTGGAGCCTGACTTTGTGCCGATGAACAGCGACGCCGCCACCCAGCTCAATCAGGGCGTTTTTGTCGATAACTGGGGGCGCCCGAAAAAATATCAGGTCTATAAAAGCCTGCCAGTATCCGGGCGTCAGTTTGATACCAAAGAGATAGATGCAGAGAACATGCTGCATCTCAAATTCACCCGACGCCTACACCAGACCCGCGGAACGTCTCTTTTGTCTGGTGTTCTGATGCGTCTGAGCGCGCTGAAAGAGTACGAGGACTCGGAGCTTACTGCTGCCAGAATTGCTGCGGCACTCGGCATGTATATCAAAAAAGGCGACGGACAGAGCTTCGATTCTGATTCCGGCAGCGAGGACCGCGAGCTGATGATTCAGCCCGGTATGCTCTATGACGAACTGCAGGCCGGGGAAGAAATCGGGATGATTAAATCCGATCGCCCGAACCCTAACCTCGAGTCGTTTCGTAACGGACAGCTGCGTGCCGTGTCCGCAGGCAGTCGCCTCAGCTTTTCCAGCACATCCAGAAACTACAACGGAACGTACAGTGCCCAGCGGCAGGAGCTTGTCGAGTCAACCGACGGATATCTGATTCTTCAGGACTGGTTCATCGGTTCAGTGACCCGGCCCATGTACCGGGCCTGGCTGAAGATGGCTATTGCTGCCGGAGAAATCAAGTTGCCGAGAGGCATCGATATGGACTCGCTTTATAACGCGGTTTATTCGGGGCCCGTTATGCCGTGGATTGATCCCGTTAAAGAAGCGAATGCCTGGAAAACGCAGATCCGCGGCGGTGCTGCTACTGAATCCGACTGGATACGTGCCAGCGGTCGCAACCCGGATGATGTTAAGTCACGCCGTAAAGCGGAGGTTGACGAGAACCGTGAACAGGGCCTGGTGTTTGACACCGACCCCGCCAATGATAAAGGAGGCACCAGTGCCGAAGCCAAAGAACCGGGCGCGCCACCGTCCGAAAGCCAGCGCAAAAAGTAATTCGTGGTTCCGCATGCAGGCCAGCAATAACAGCGAGGCCGACATTTTTATTTATGACGAAATCGGGTACTGGGGCGTAACGGCGAAACAGTTCGTCAATGATCTCCGGGCACTTGGGGACGTCACCCACATCAACCTTTATATCAACTCGCCCGGTGGTGATGTCTTCGACGGTATTGCTATTTATAACGCGCTGAAGCATCACGGCGCGGCGATTACCGTGCATATCGACGGTCTGGCGGCCTCCATGGCCTCGGTGATTGCGATGGTAGGCAATCCGGTCATCATGCCTGAAAACACGATGATGATGATCCATAAGCCCTGGGGGTTTGCTGGTGGTGATGCGAGCGATATGCGCGACTATGCGGATCTTCTCGACAAGGTTGAATCCGTTCTTATCCCGGCTTATGCGCAGAAAACCGGAAAATCCACCGAAGAAATTGCGGCAATGCTGGAGGACGAAACCTGGATGAACGGCAGCGAGTGCCTTGAACTGGGTTTTGCCGACCAGGTGACACCATCCCTTCAGGCTATGGCCTGTATTCATTCAAAACGTATTGAGGAATTTGAAAAAATGCCAAAAAGCATTCGCAACATGATCACCCCGCCGCGCAACACTACCCAGCGTGACCCGGTGCCTCAGGCACCGCAGGCAAAAACAGACCCGGCACCGGATGAAAATGCGATCCGCGCGCAGGTG